AGCGTACTGTATACACGCTTTAAGAATTGGTGAAGATGTAGATGATATTGTTGATCCAAGCATGGTGCCTGAAGGCATTAATATGCAAGCCATAACTGATGATTTAACAGGTTGTGACCCTAATATAAGAATGAATTATAAACATACCTCTTGTGATGAAATTATTGGACAAAATAAAAAATGAATCAGCAGTTAATAAATAATAATTATTTACATGTACCTAATTTTATATCAAAAGAAGAAGCAAATAGTTTAGCTAGTCAATTAATTGAATATAGTAAATTGCCTCATAACATAATGATGGCAGGTGATCCTCAGGCTCCAAATTCGTTATCTGTATAAAACTATTTACCTTTTGTAAAACTGCTTGTTAAAAAAATGAATGATGTATCTGCATTATTAGAAGAAGATGTGTTGCCTACATACACATACGCAAGAATTTATACCCATGGTGAAGTTTTAAATAGGCATAGAGATCGACCCGCGTGCGAAATTAGCATTACATTAAATTTAAAAAAAGATAATGAATGGCCTATATGGTTTCAAAAACCTAATCAAGAAGAAATTTCATTAGAATTAAATCAAGGTGATGCTGTTATGTATCTAGGTGAAATAGCAGACCATTGGAGAAATGCATACCAAGGGCAAGAACATGTACAACTTTTTTTACATTATGTAAGGGCAGAGGGATCTAAATATTGGGCGGTTTTTGATCAATTAAAACAACAACCACCAACATTAGAGAAAGGACAAATACCTACTATTAGTATATGAAATTATTAATTCCTAGAGTTGTTAAAAATTGGAAATATGCTTCTCAAATTAGTTTAAATGATATTAATTATCAGGAAAATACTATTGGTCGCGGAAGAAGATTTTCTACACAAGACGAAGCGTCTTTTTGGAATGAAGCATTTCAAGAATTTAATTTAACACCTGATAAAATTGAACCTATTTTTAAAAACTTAATAGGCAATCATTATTTAGATGGTGCTTATGTACATGAACATACCGACCAAGCGCCTAGTGGTTATGTTCATACTAGATGTAATTTAATGATTAAAAAGCCAAATGTAGGCGGAAATCCTATAATTGATGGCGAAGAATTTAATGTTGAAGTTAATGATTTGTGGTTGTGCCTAGCAAGTTTAGAAAAACATAGCTCTACTCCTATACAAGATGGAGAAAGAATTATATTTTCATTTGGCGCACTTATAAAATTAGATAAAGTAAAAAATATATTACATGAAAAATAATTTAAATGAGTACATAGTGGTTATTAAAAACGCGTTAACTGACCCACTATGTAATGCGATACTTAATGAATTTAAAAATAGTGATGAATGGAAAGATACTGTTGTTGGTACAGGAACAGTAAAAAAAGACGTAAGAAACTGTGAAACTGTAGTTATATCTTATCCACACGTCATACAAAAAAATAAAAAAGTTAGATTAAAGTTAGATAAATATATCTTTCTTTCTGCTTCAAAATGCATACAAGAATATAATACTAAATTTCCACATTGCAAAATTGAGGAAGATAGTGGATACGAACTATTAAAATATCCTGAAGGCTGTTTTTATAAAGAGCATACGGATTCATTTAAAGCTAGACCAAGATCCGTATCTTGTTCGTTTATATTAAATAATGATTTTGAAGGAGGGGAGTTTGCATTTTTTGACAGAGCATTAGTATACAAATTAGAAAAAGGAGACGCATTAATGTTTCCATCTAATTTTATGTATCCTCACGAAGTGATGCCCGTGACACAAGGTACAAGATATTCAATTATTACTTGGTTTATATAAATGAGTGACATAAAAGTAACGCATAATCAATTTATAGGTATTTATGAGAATGTTTTAAGTGAAGATACTTGTAAAAATGTTATTGAATTGTTTGAATGTGACTTAAATGATAAAGTTGACAAGTATGGAGATACTCAATTTGACAAACAAAAAATGGGAAGATATGACTATCAAAAACTTTATTTATCTTTAGACAAATCAAATGAAATAGTTACTATAGTTAATGATGCGCTAGATACAGAATTTTTATGGCAAGGTTTAAGGGTGCAACCAAAAGCAGGAACAGTTTCTATTTTCCCCGCTTCTTTTACCCATACCCACAGAGGTAATCCTGTGTATTCTTGCGATAAATATATAGCAACAGGTTGGTACACATTATATGAATAATTTTTAAAGGAGAGTAAAAATGGCAGACATTAAATTAGAATTAACAATTGACGAAACTAATCAAGTATTAGCAGGGTTAGGTGAATTACCAAGCAAGACAGGTGCATGGAATCTGATTGTAAAAATTCATCAACAAGCACAACCTCAGTTACCAAAACCTGAGGAAAATAAAGATGGCGAGGAAGTAAAGCTCACCTAAAACTATCAGGGGATTTGATGGACATGGATAAGGTTGAACAAGTTGATTCGCGTTTAAGCACGCATGAAGAAGTTTGTGCTTTAAGATACGTAGCTATTAACGCAAGACTAAAAAGATTAGAAAGCATTTTAATGGCATCTGCGGGTGCCATTATTCTTTTATTACTTAGCATTGTTTTAAAATGAAAAAGATTATTGCTTTATTGTTGTTTATTGGCTTAATGGGATGCACATTGCATACATGGGCAGAGACAACTACTATTAACCAAAAAGGTATGCCTGTTCCAAGTGCTATGGCACCTAGTATGTCTGCGTTTTCACAAGATGTTTGTGCAGTACCTATAAGTGCAGCGGGTAATTTAGGGTTTATATCTTTATCAGGTGGCACAGTATTACTTGATGAGAACTGTGTAAAAATTAAATTAGCAAAAACATTAAATGACTTAGGACTTAAAGTAGCTGCCGTATCGGTGCTATGCCAAGATCCTAAAGTATGGGATGCTATGGAGATGAGTGGTTCACCTTGTCCTATGGGTGGTGCTGTAGGTTATACAGCCAAGAAGGCTTGGTATGAAAAAGATCCTGAGAAGTTTAGAAAGCTATATGGTCAGAATTACACTCTTCCTACTCCTCCTAATACTAAGGAATAACGCATATGCTTGGTCTTGCAATTTCCAAAATACAGAAGATGGGTGGTATCTTCAGGGATCTATGGTGTGCAATGGTATCGACCCTCAAGAAGCTTTACAACAACATTACTGTTCTTGGTACAGACCTAATGACCCATATTGCTCAATCTATCAAGTTCCTGTTTGCCAAGATCAAGTTGAGTATAGGTCTTTGTCGTGCCCGATTCATTATAGTGGAGCTATTAATCAGAGCAGGTCTTTTACTTGTTCTGCGAACGCTTGGTTGGATTGGTACACAACTAGCGACAATTGCGTGCAAGATCCGCCAACATGTATTGAGTCTACTGAAACAAGGCAGTTAGCATGCTCAAGTGGGTTAGAAGGTTTGTTACAAGAACAAAGAACTTCGATTTGCTCAGATCCGTATGGTACGCCAACTTGGACTGCATGGTCGGAATTACTCAATACTTGCAAGATGACAGCGACCAACGTAAACAATGTAGCGAGCCCTGTGAGCCCAATAAGTCCGTTGAATCCAAACAGTGTGATCAATCAAGTCACTACTGTACCAATCATTCAACCCGAACCTGTAATTGTTCAGGACACGACTGCATTGACAACGACAGAGACGCCGACTACTTCTGTAGCTACAGTAACAAGCTCTCAGGTAACAACAGAAAAACAAAGTACTACGACGACGTCGGGTACAGATAAAAAAGAAGAAATTAAAGCTATAGTTGTACCGAAGGGAAAAGATTTAGTACCAGGCTTTGGAATTGTATTATCTATGCAACTTCTAAACTCAGGTTATAACATGCAACAACAACAAATTCAGGAATCGATTAAACTTATACAGGAACAAGATTATGAGCGACAACAAAACATATTCATTGACTTTATCGTCTCAAATGATTCTAGGGATTATCTTATCCGTGCTAGTGCCAATAGGTGGCGCAGTATATTACGGGATAACCCTCTTCAACGATTTGACAGGGACGATTGAGGAAGTAAAAAAGATGTCTAGTGTTGAGACTAGAATCGTTGTATTAGAAGATAGAAGCAGAACAACAGAGCGTCAATTAGTAGATGTCATGATGTCTAACAATCGCGCACTAGAAAAAGCAAATGAAGCTTATGGTCGTGCAATTGAAGCTAACAGCGTTGCTAAATCATCACAAGATAAAATTACAGACACCGTAGCTAACGTAAAAGATGAAATGAAGCAATTACGCAAAGCTATGATTAACCCACTAGGAAACTAATATGCTATCAATACTTTCAGGATTACTCGGTATATTCTCATCAGGATTACCTAACTTACTTTCATTTTTTCAAAATAAATCGGATCAAAAGCATGAGCAAACCATGGCAAAGCTTGCTATGGATCAACAGATTTTAATGGCTGAAAAAGGCTTTAAATCTCAAGAGCGTATTGAAGAAATAAAGCTTCAAGAAGTAGAGGCTGAGACTTACGCTCAAGAAAGAACAGCTTTGTATGATCACGACAAGACTCTTATGGAGAAAGCCTCGCAAAATGTAGTGGATTTAAACGCTAGGGTACGTCCTTATGTCGCATTCACTTTCGTAGGCTTATTGGTATTTACCGATGTAGCAGGGCTATTTTGGGCTATATGGACGGGTGTTGACTTTGCATTGGCAATGAGCGAGGTATTTTCAGACCAAGAGATGGCCATCGTGGCGAGCATAATTGGCTTTTATTTTGGCTCTCGTCAATGGGAAAAGCATAGCGGTAAATGAAAGTTTCTAACGAAGCTTTAAGAATGACCAAGCACCACGAAGGTGTAAGATTAAGGCC